ATTGGTACAAGGAGTTAAAGCAATTAGCTAAGCAAGAGGATATATCCGACAAGGATAAAAAGCGGGTTTATATGCTAAAGGATTTAATTAAAGGGTCAGACTTTAGAGGGTCGTTGGATAGTATTACAAAGATGTTAGGATTAAACGAGCCAGAGAAAGTAAAGCAAGATATTAAGATAGAGATAGTAGAAAAGAAAAGAGATTAATTATGGTTGGTGTTTGCGTGATATTGATAGCTTATTTATATTTTACTACTGATTGGAATAGATAGTGGAAGTAACCCCAGTATTCACAAAGAATAGACATAGCGATAAAAAGATAATAGTAAACAGAGGTGGTACGAGGTCATCTAAAACCTATTCTATTGCTCAACTTTGCGCCTTATGGCTTATAACGGGTGAATGTGGCAAAGACAACTATATTAACGAGGGTATTTGGTCGACCGTTCGGAAACATTCCACTACATTAGATAAGACCGTTATCCGTGACTTTGAAGAGATACTAACTAATAACGATTGGTTTAAGTTAATCGACCATAACAAGACTAAAAAGACTTATAAATTCGGTAAGAGGTTAGTCGAGTTTATGGGGGCAGATGACCAACAGAAGTTAAGAGGGACTAAGCGAGCCATATTATACTGTAATGAGGCAAACGAATTAGACTACAAAGCGGAGTTCTTCCAGTTGCTTATGAGGACAACCGATAAGATATTTATAGACTTTAACCCAGACGATGAGGATATATGGATTAACACCGAATTAGAACAACGTAGAACAATCGAGAAAGGAGATGTAGAAACAATCGTAAGCACGTATAAAGATAATACGTTTCTCCCTATTACATTAGTGCAAGAGATTGAATACTTACAACAGACCGACCCAGAGTTTTGGAAGATTTACGGACTAGGCGAATACGGTAATATAACGGGGTTAATATTTGACACCCACAAAGTAAAAGAGATTCCCGACAATGCTAAGTTACTTGGTTACGGTTTGGACTTTGGTTTTACCTTAGACCCTACCGCAGTAGTCGCACTATACCAACACGATAAAGATATTTACTTTGACGAGATAATCTACGAGAGTGGGTTAACTAATAGCGATATATCCGAACGTTTATTTGATTTAGGTGTAGGTCGTATGGAAGTTATTTGTGATAGCGCAGAACCTAAGAGTATCGAGGAACTACATAGACTAGGTATAAACGCTAAACCGTGCGTCAAAGGTAAAGATAGTATTAAGTTCGGGATAGATGTCTTAAAACGCTTTAAAATACACACCACGCTTAATTCATTTAATCTAATAAAAGAGGATAAGGCATATAAGTGGATGACAGATAAGAATGGTAATAGTGTAGGTAAACCGATTGATAGATTTAACCACGGTTGGGACGCTCGTAGATATATTGGTTCTATGAAATTAAAGCACCATAAAAGAGGGATTTATAATATTATTTAGTATCTTTGTTAAAAGTTTATCTATTTATAGAGTCATATCGGTTAGGGACATAGTAAGAAATACGGATACCTACTTGGGTTACTATTAAACTTTTTTAAAAATAAATCATTTTTTTCATTGTCAGTTATAATATATTATATATATTTGTACCATAAACAAAAACAAAATATTATGACAACTTTAGAAAATTTAATAGGAAAAACAGACAAGGAAATTCAAGCATTATATTTATCAGCTATAGATGTGTTAATTGAATTTGGTATGCAAGAGCCAGAAGCTAGAAAAACAGTAAGGGAATTATTTAAAGAAACATTAGGACTTGTTTAAGTCTTTGTGTTAAATTATTTACAATGGAATTAACAGAAAAAGAAATAAGTTCAATATTATTTATACTAAGGTCGTCAGATTTTGACGATGAACAAAAGGCTTATTCAAAGTCAAGAGTATTAGTTAGGTTAGGTTATCTCTTACCTTTAGTTAAGGAATTAGAAATAAAAGGATATAATTTATCAGAAGTTAGTCAAGAATTAAATAAAGAATATAATGATTTAATATTTATAAGAAATAAATTTATAATATGATATGGGTTACGAAACACAAATAAAAATTTGTAAGAAGTGCAAACAACTAACAATAATGACTGGTAAAATAATATCAACTAAATGTAAATGTAAAACTAACAAGTAAAGGGTCTTGTTAATAACCCACTGCCGATAATAGGAATTAGGATAGCTTTTAATTTACATAGGTTTGTACGGTGGGTTGTATTAAAATTAAAAATAAATATAATATGAAAGATTGTAAGAAACATTTAAAACCTAAAGAGTGCCCTAAAAAGATACAAGGTTTAAGCAGTTTTGTTGTGGGCGGTAAGATATTCCAATCTAAACAAAAAATTAAATAAATATAATTACATTATTATTTTATGACGTGGAACGATATAACCGTAGAGCAATATAGTAAACTTTACCCAACCTTAAAAACGGAGGGCATGAGCGACTTAGAATTGGTAGATAACACTATCTTACAAATGAGTATTATTAAACGCATTACAATTGACGAGGCGCAATATACAACAACTAAAGAGGTCAAGGAAGTACAAGAGTTTTTAAGGTCGGAACTACCTACTAAAATACATAGGTTCTGGAAGTCTAACGGGATTAGATACGAGTTTAATATAAACGCCGAGAGAATTAAGGCGGGTGGTTATATTGGTATTATGAACGGAGTTAAAGACGACCCTATTAAAAACTTACATCTTAACTTATTTAATATGTGTAAGCCTGTCAAGTTAGGTTTAAGGGGGTGGAAACCATACGAGTTTAAACAGTATGAAGTTACAGAACGAATAGAGGAATTTAAACAGATGCCGATTAGCGTGGCTTATCCTATTGCGGTTTTTTTTTTGAATCTCTCAAAAAACTTAACAAAAAATATGCCCGATTATTTGAGCGAACAGATGACGAAAATGACGAGCAAACTAGACGAGATAAAAGCGGGTTTAGTAAGTGGGGATGGGCGATAACAATAGACGGCTTGACAAATGGTCAACCACACTTAGCGGATAACTATTACGATATGCCAGTAGGGGAATTTCTCTACTGGTGTTTGTATTATAAAGATAAAGCGGACGAGATACAAAGACAACAAGACTTAAACAAAATGAGAAATGGCTATTGATGACAGTTTATTTAGTGACGGGTCGGACTTAACACCGATTGAAAAGGCTATCCTAGATTGGCAGAATGAAACAATAGCCAAGATACAAGAGAGTTTAGATAATACCACTAACGGTACAACGGGAATGTTAAGACAGTCGTTTATACCTAGTGAGATAAAGCGAGAGGGTAACACGGCAACCTTTGAGATAATAGCAGAGGATTACTATAAGTTTGTAGATGAGGGTGTCCAAGGTGTAGGAGGTGAAAACAAATCAAAAGGCGGAGTGTTTCAAAACGTTGCACCCAATAGCCCGTTTAGTTATAAGGCTGGAATGAAGCCAAGCGTTAAACATTTTGAAGCGTGGGCGATTAGAAAACAATTAAACCCGTTCGCAGTTCGTGAGAGTGTATTTAGAAAAGGATTAACACCAAGTTACTTCTATTCTAAAGTGATGACTGACGATTGGGTAAACGAATTAAGTAAGAGATTAGAAACGGCGGGAGCTGGCACAGTAGAGATAATAATTAAAGAAAATATAGAAAATGGCAATAACAATTGAACAAGATATTAACGAGTATAGTCCAGCGTATAATGACATTAACGTGGTTATTAGGGAAACAGATGGAGCGATTATTAGTAAACCAGACTTCCAATATGTATTTGATTTATACATAGATGGAGTGGCGGGGTTTGTACGGTTTAAAGTTGCACCCGAACCACAGACGGGGAATAATTACGGCATTAAAAACTTTGGTAATATATTAGAGGCTTATGTTAATGCGTATATCTTAAAAGACGATACAACCTTAACGGGTGCTTTTCAATTTATGGATGAGGGTATTAAGAAATTTAGTGTTAACTATGGAGAGGAATATAGATTAACGGTTAACGACCCTATTGTTGTTTATCCAGACTTAACGGTAGGAACTGACAAGTTTGTCTGGAATGCGTCTTTAAAGTTTAACGAGTGGGTAGAGTATAGTTTTAGTAATTATAAAAATAATTGGTTAACTAATCAATTTACTAATACAACAACTTTAAACAATGTAGGTTATAGCGGTATTATTT